CGGACCCCTTCGACCCCGTCCTGCACGCCGTGCGCCGCCGGGGCCGCAGGCGCGCTCGCGGCCGCCCCGCCGACGCCGACCTGGCCAGGGCCGCGGACATGGCCGACGTCGCCGTGAACACCCTGGAGGAGGCCGGGGCCGGCCGGGCCCTGGACAAGGCCGGGGACGCCGGACGGCCCGTGCCCAACTCGGCCCGCCGCGACCTCCAGGGTCGCGTCATCGCCCGCCCCTTCGCGTGGGCGCGGGTCACCACGTCGGAGAACCCGTGCGGGTTCTGCGTGATGCTCGCCGGCCGGGGCCCCGTGTACTCGTCGTCGACCACGGCCGGGGCCAGGGCCGACGCCTACCACACGCACTGCTCATGCATCGCGGTGCCCGTGTACACGTCCCGCCAGTGGGAGGGCAAGGAGGCGGCCGAGAAGGCCGCACACCTGTACGATCAGGTGGTGAGGTCAAATGACCTTCACACCGCGGAGGCGCGCACCGCCATGGACAACGCGACGCGCGGGAAGAGATCCGCCGAGAAGTCGGCGGCGAGGAACCGCAGGAAGGAGAACGGCTGATGGATCACCCCGACACCCAGGAGCCCGACACCAAGAAGGACGCGACGGCGGAGCCCCCGGCCCAGGCGAAGGAGCCTCAGGAGCCGAAGGAGCCGCCCGCAGCGGCGAAGCCGGAGAAGAAGGACGACCGGGACGACCGCATCGCCGCGCTCGAAGCCGAGATCGCCTCCATGAAGGCCGCCAAGGATGAGGCCGAGGCCGCAGCCGCCAAGAAGACCATCCTGTCCGCCCGCGGAATCAGCGACGCCTACGCCGCCTTCCTCACCGGCGACAAGGACACCTGGGAGACGCAGGCGGACGCCCTCGCCGCCCTCAAGGGCGCCGACCCGGCGCCCACCACCGTCCCCCGCGACCCCGCCGTCGACGGGGACACCACCGACAACGACGAGGACCTGGCCGCCGCCAAGGCCTTCCTCGGCATCGACTGACACAAGGAGACAACCATGGCAGGCAACGAGGACAAGATCCTCACAATCAACAAGATCCTCACCACCGCGCCCAACGGCCGCGACGCGTTCCCCAAGACCGTCGCCAAGGGCGTGTGGGCACTGGCGATGAAGGGGTCCGTCGCCCAGAGGCTCGCCGGGTCCATCCCCGTCGCCCTCAACGGCACCGCCATCCCCATCCCCGTCGGCCAGCCCACCGCCGGCATCGTCGCCGAGGGCGCCGCCAAGCCCGTCGGCGAACTCGGCGCCAAGGTCAAGACGGTCCAGCCGATCAAGACCGCCCTGATCATCATCTACTCCATGGAGACCGCCCAGGCCGACCCGCTGGGCGAGTACTCCCGCATCCAGGCCACCCTCGCCGAGGGCATCGCCCGCGCCATCGACACCGCCGTCATCTACGGCATCGACGCCAACACGGGCACCGCCATCGCCGGCCAGGAGTCCCTGTTCGCCACCACCCTCTCCCAGGAGATCGACCTGGCCTCCACCAAGCCGAACTACCTCACCGACGCCCTCGTCGACGCCTACTCCAAGGTCACCGTCGGCACCGACTACTCCTTCTCGAGTTTCCTCCTGTCCGAGAAGTTCCGGGCCCCCCTGGCCAAGGCCGCCGACTCCACCGGCCGCCCCCTCTACCAGGACGCCGTCAACCTCGCCGCCGAGTGGACCCGGGTCATGGGCCTGCCCGCCACCTTCTCCAAGGCCGTCGACGGCTACGAGAAGGCCAAGACCCCGGCCACCGGGGTCCTGGGCTTCGGCGGCGACTTCAAGGACGCCCTCCGCCTCGGGTTCGTCGAGAACATCACGTTCCGCCGGGCCTCCGAGTACGCGGCCGGCATCGACCTGTTCGGCCGCAACCTGGGCGCCATCCTCGCCGAGGCCCAGTTCGGGTTCGCCCTGCGCGACCCCGCCGCGTTCGTGAAGCTCACCTCCAAGTGAGCCCGCACGCGGCGCCCCCGCCCGGTGCTCTGCCTGCACCCCGGGCGGGGGCGCCGTCATGCTACCATCCGGGCAGGAGCAGGGAGGAGGGCGACCGGTGACTCTGGCCAACCAGCAGGATGTGGAGCAGGCGCTCACGCGGGAACTCGAAGCCGAGGAAGCCCCGTGGGTCCAGGCCATGCTCACCTACATTGAGGCGTTGATCACCACGCGCCTGCCGGATGCGCTCACCCGCGCAGCCGCCAACCCGGCCTGGCGCACCATCATCATCCACGTCGAAGCCGAAGCCACCGCCAGAGTCCTGCGCGCCCCCGGCGGCGGCCTCTACTCCTACGAGACCGAGGGCACCTACACCTACTCCATCAACAAGGCCGTCGCCTCCGGAATCCTCGAAGTCACCGACGCCGAATGGAAGGCCCTCACCGCCGGCACCAACAAGTGGACCGCTGCCGACCCCGTCATGGACGGGTACGCCGCCCGCGTCTTCACCGGCCTCAAAGAGGGCGTCATCTACTCCGGCACCGTCCGGCCCACCGGCGTCATGCCCCCCCCGTGCGACCCCGCCGGCACCACCGACCTCGACGAGGACGACCCCTGGTGGTAGGCGTCAGACCCCGCAAGGGAAGATTCCTCGAGGACGGCCCGCACACCGTCATCGTCACCCCCATGAAGCCCGTAGACGGCCGCGCTGGCCGCCGCTACGAGCCCCAGACCCCGGTCACCATCGACCGGGTCCTCGTCCAGCCCTCAGCCGGCAACGCCCTCAAAGCGGCCGAGACCCGCACCCCCTGGAAGGGCCTCGTCGACGAGGGAACCATCCGCGTCATCGGCACCGGCCGCACCTGGCCCGGCGGCCCCCACTCCCTCATCCGCGTCACCGTCGGCCCCCCCGGCATCCAGGGGCACCTCTACCAGCAGTCCGGAGACGCCCAGAACTACGGCGCCTCCCCCATGACCCGCCACTTCACCGTCCGCGGCGACTCCGCCACCACGGAGTCGAAATGACCGCTTACCTCGGGAACCACAGGGGCGGCGCCCACCTCGGCCCCGGCCGCGGCAGGGCCACCGTCCAGGTCCGCAAGTTCAACCCCGCGCAGCACCGCGCCGTCGCCCGCATCATCAAGCACAACCCCGAATACCGGGCCCTCGCGCACGTCGTGTACGTGGCCGTCCTCCTCGCCGTCGGCGCCCACAACCGCACCGGCGCCCTCCAGCGCTCCATCCACCTCGTCCAGGGCGACGTCGACTGGCGCGTCGAAGCCGACGGCACCGGCTACGACTTCCACTCCGAGTTCGGCCACTACGTCTACTACGACGAACAGGGCTTCTACACGTCGAAGGCCAACGCCAAATCCAAGAAGTGGGTCAAGGGCATCAACGCCTTCCGCAAAGTCGTCGCAGCCTTCGGAGGATTCTGATGCACCCCCTGCGCCCCCAGTCGTTCGCCATCGCCATCACCCGGGCCGCCGTCGACGCCGCACCCCGGTGGGGGCTGGACGCCGCCGCCCGCCTCACCATCGACTCCCGCGTCGACGTCGACTCCCTGGACCGCTTCCCCCAGGTCGTCGTCCAGACCTCCGGCTCCCAGCCCCTCGACATGGGGCCCCACGGCGACGCCGCCCTCATCCGCGTCGTCTGGCGCGTCTCCGACCTCGACGTCGACGTCGCCGAACAGGCCGCCGTCGACCTGGAGGACGCGCTGGTACGATACTGGCGTGCGGCGACAGTCACGGACGAGGGGTGGATGTCCCACCTGGACATCACACAGGACCCCGTACTCACCAACATCACGACTGTCACCGACGACATCCAGGAGTTCACGATGATCGCGGAGATCGTCGCACGCACAGGAAGGACCATCTGATGGCATCCACAACCGACGTCTCCCTCGTCATCGCGGGCATCGGGCACGTCTACTACGGGGCCCCCGACACCCCGGTCCCGGCCAACGGCCTGTTCGACTACGCCTTCGGCGACGGCACCACCCTCGAGAAGGACTCCTGGACGTGGATGGGGGACACCTCCTCCGAGAACAAGATGGAACTGTCCACCGACGGCGGCGACTCCACCACCAAACGTACCTGGGACAGGGTCAACGTCCGCGAGACCAAGGCCGCCAAGACCACCACCCTCTCCCTCAACTCCGTGTCCATCAGCAACGACACCATCCAGGTCGCCTTCCCCGGCGCCACCTACGACGCGGATCTCCAAATGTGGTCCCTGCCCGACGACGGCGCCGCCGAGCGCGCCATCCTCGTCGTCGTCGTCGACGGCCTGCGCGTGTCCGGCTACTACTTCCCCCGCGTCAACCTCTCCGGCGACTTCCCCACCGTCGACACCGAGAACTTCTCCGAGATCAAGATCTCCGGCACCATCCTCGCCCCCGCCTCCGGCAAGAGCAGCCGCAACATCCTGCGCGCCCGCGCCGTCACCGGCGTCTCCCAGGCCAAGCCCACCGTCACCAAGGTCGAGCCCGCCACCGCCAAGCCGCTGGCCACCGTCACCCTCACCGGCACCAACTTCGACGGCGTCCGCCTCGTCACCCTCGGCGACGTCGAGTGCCCCTTCGAGAAGATCTCCGCCACCACCCTGAAGATCCAGGTCCCCGGCAAGGGCAAGACCGGGAGCATCGTCGTCACCAACGGCAAGGGCAAGTCCGACGGCATCGCCTTCACCGTGGCCTGACACCCCCAGACGCCCCCTCCCGCACCGCGCGGGGTGACAGTGCGGGAGGGCGGCACATCACCCCACCATCACCCCCGAAGGAGCACACAATGATCCCCGACGACGTCGAGATCCCCGACTACGAGACCGTCCCCGGCCACGACCTCCTGCGCAACCCCCACAGCATGCTGCCCTCCGAGGCCATGCGCGTCTTCGCCCTGGCCGGCGGTGCCGAGGCCGATGCCGCCGACCCGTCCGCCTACGCCGACCTCCTCGCCTACGTCGAGGAGCACCACATCGTCGACATCGACGGCTACCAGAAGTTCTACGCCGAGCACGGCCTCAACGCCACCATGAAGCTGGTGACCGCCTGGCTGGGGGAACTCGCCGGCGGCGCCGACTGACCGACTTCTTCGAGGAGAACCCGGAGGCCGCCACAGACATGTGGGCCCTGTACGGCATCGACGTATGGGGCGCCTACCGGGTTCCCCTCGTCGAAGCCCTCGTGAAGCGACTCGCCGTCGAACCCCGCTCCTGGTGGCGGGCCCGCCAACTCGGCGGGGACCAGTGGTACGGGTGGTCGATCACGAACCAGCAGGTTGCCGCCCTCCAGGACCACCTACTATTGAACACGAAGGCGACCGCACGCCAGCGAGTCACCATCAGACCATCGGAGATGGCGCCGCGCCCGACCCCGCAGGCCAAGCCCATCCCCACGAACGACGAGGCTGCCGTCGACGCCGCCTTCGCCGCACTCGGCTGACAGGAGGGCCCCATGGCCGGTAAGGGCATCGTCGGCAAACTCTCCGCCAAGGTCGTCCCCGATCTCGATGGGTTCGTCCGCGACCTCCACGCCAAACTCCGCGAGGAGGCCAGGAAGGTGCGCGACCTCCAGGTCGAGGTCCGCGCCCAGGTCCGCGTCGACGACGCCGCCCTCACCCGCCTCAACCAGCGGCTCGACAACGCGGACACCATCATCCACGCCGCCGTCCGCGTCGACGACGACGCCGTCGCCCGCCTGTCCCGCAACCTCGACGAGATGCACGCCCGCATCAACGCCGACGTCCACCTGTCCGACCACTCCAAGGCAGTGGTCAACAAGGAACTCGACGACATCGCCGGGTACATCGACGCCAAAGTCGTCCTGTCCCGGGAGGACCTCGCCGAGGCGCAGCGGCGCATCAACAACCTCAAGTCGGACATCCGCGTCCACATGCACCTGGTCAAGGGCGAAGTCGACAAGGCGAAGGCGCAGATCGAGTCCATCGCCGACGACATCAAAGTCACCCCGAAGACCGACGCCGCCAAACTGAAGGCGCTCCGGGCCCGCATCCAGCACGCCCTGCACGGCATCGACGTGTCCGCCCACCTGTCCGAGGTGTCCAAGCGCCGGCTGAAGCACCAGCTGGAGAAGATGGACGCCGACGTCACCGTCAACGTCGACGTCGACCGCGGCGTCGCCCGCGCCAAGATGGCGTGGCTCACCCGCGACCGGTGGGTGAAGATCAAACCCTACCTGGACAACGTCGCCGTCCAGAAGGTCGTCACCGGCCTAGCCGCCCTGTCCGGCGCCCGCGCCCTGAAGGACGTCGGCGACCGGTTCAAGGACCTCCTCAAGGACCTGGACCGCACGGCCCTGAAGACCGGCATCGTCACCGCCTCGTTCCTCACCCTGGCCGGCGCAGCGGGCGCCCTGTCCGGCAACCTCATCGCCGCCGTCGGCGCCCTCGCCAAGATGACGCCGGCGATGCTCGCCGTCCCCGGCATCGCCCTGGGCATGGGCGCGGCCCTGTACACGCTCATCCGGTCCCTGAGCAACTACGCCGACGAGATCAAGGACGTCAACGAGAAGCTCTCCGCGATGGAGCAGGCGTTCAACCGGGCGTTCTGGGACCAGGCCGCCCAGCCCATCCGCGAACTCGCCGACACCGTCCTGCCCAAGTTGCAGGAGGGCCTGGTCGGCATCGCCGAGGCCCAGGGCAAGTGGTTCAGGGCCATGGCCGACACGGCCATGCAGCAGGCCAACATCGACGCCCTGTCCGCCACCCTGGAGAACGCCCGCGTGGCCACCGAGACCGCCGGTGAGGGCGTGGGCAACCTCGTGCAGGGGATCCTGCGCCTGGGGCAGGTCGGCTCCACCTACCTGCCCGCCCTCGCCCAGGAGTTCAACCGGGTCTCCGCCGCCTTCGCCAAGTGGGCGCAGGAGGGCGCCGACTCCGGCTCCATCGACGCCGCCATCCGCCGCGGCTGGCAGGCCCTCAAGGACACGTGGGCCACCACCAAGGCCCTCGGCCGGGCCATGCGCACCGTCTACCAGGAGGCCACGAAGGCGGGGTTCACCCTCGAGAACCTGCGCGACAACATGCTGGCCTTCGACCGCGTCCTCGACTCCGAACGGGGCCGCGGCATCCTCGAGCAGATGTTCCGCGGCGCCCACGAAGCCATGATCAACTTCAAGGCCGGCCTGGGAGACATCGGCCCCGCCCTGACGAAGATGGCCGCCACCGCCAGGTACGCGTTCGGGCAGGCCGGCGCAGCAGCCGGAGTCATGGTCGCCACACTCGCAGGCATCGGCTCAAACGACGACTTCGGCGCCGGCCTGAAGTCCTTCATGCGAGACATCACCTCCGCCCTCATGAAGATCCGCACCATCGCCCCCGGCCTCGGCCGGATCTTCGGCGCCATCATGGAACTCGCCGGCCGCCTCGCCAACAACTTCTCCAAAGTGCTCGTCGCCGCCGTCAACGCCCTCGGCCCCGCGTTCGTCACCCTTCTGAAGGCCATCGGCCCAATCGCCGACGCCCTGTCCAACCTCCTCGTCAAGGCCATCAACGCGGCCGCCCCCTACCTGGAGAAGTTCGCCCAATGGGTCAAGGACAGCGACCCGGACACGATCCTGAAGATCACCGCCGCCGTCATCGCCTTCGCCCTCGGCGTCAAGGGGCTCGTCGGCATCGGCGCAGCCGTCGTCGGCATCGCCGAGTTCGCCGGGGCCCTGGCCAAACTCGGAGCCATCCTCGGCATCGGCGGGGC